GAAAAATCGACTTGATTATCACAAAAAGTGTAAGTCGGTTCGCTCGAAATACGGTAGATTCCCTCACTACCATCCGAAAATTAAAGGAATATCATGTGGAGTGTTTCTTTGAAAAGGAAAATATTTGGACTTTTGATAGTAAAGGCGAATTGCTCATCACCATTATGAGTTCTTTGGCTCAGGAGGAAAGCCGTTCGATTTCTGAAAATGTCACATGGGGACAGCGAAAACGGTTTGCTGACGGGAAAGTTAGTCTGCCCTATGCTCACTTTTTGGGCTATCGGAAAGGCGAAAATGGTCTGCCGGAAATTGTTCCGGAGGAGGCGGAAATCGTTCGATACATTTATCAGCGATTCATTGACGGTTTAACACCTTACAAGATTGCAAATGAACTGACGGCTCAAGGCATTCCGACTCCCTGTGGAAAGGAAAAATGGTCAGCAAGCACCGTGAAAAGTATTCTAACGAATGAGAAATACAAAGGCGATGCACTCTTACAAAAAAAGTTTACCGTTGATTTTTTAACGAAAAAGCAACAAATCAACGAGGGACAAGTTCCGCAATACTATGTCGAGAACAGCCACCCTGCGATTATCACGCCGGAAGAATTCGATTTTGTGCAGTCAGAGTTCCAGAAACGCTGCGTCAAGCCCTACAGTAGTACCAGCATTTACGCCACAAAAATTATCTGCGGAGACTGCGGGAGTTACTTCGGTGCAAAAGTTTGGCATTCTAATTCAAAGTATCGCCGAGTCATTTACCAATGCAACAGCAAGTTCAAAGGCAGTCACTTTTGCACCACGCCACATT